CTGTCCGCAGTTGCGATAATCCGGAACCAAATACGATACGCCATTCGCCAGAGTCATACCGCTCGGGCGGTAGAGTGTAAAACCGCCACCGGTACGTTCGCGAAACGCTTCCAGCGTATGCCGCTCCGGTTGCTGAAGGTGGCGAAGTACTGCGATTGTTTCTTAGCAGTGCATCAGATGATGCCGTGAATGATTGTGTCATGCCGTAAATACGTGACGAATCCGCTCCAAACGTGCCATACGCCACCCCCAACAACAGCCGCTTCGACGATGTCCGGTATTCACTGCCGCCCAAATTGTGGTCGATGATCCTGCTGCTGAAATTCGGCGCCGCAAATTGTCTGCTGTACGCCCAGGTGATTCTCTGTGTCGTACTGCCATCAATCAGGGCAGACAGAGCCGCGTTGTTGTTGTAGGCGTACTCTGTGCTGACTTCGTCTTCGTCAAACGAAGTGAACGTGCCGCCTGTGATGTCTGCAATCGTTCCGCTCTTGTAAGATCCTGAATACAGCATCCGCCGCGTATTCACAACAGCTTTACCGGATTGCACCATGTTTCCAGACAGCCACGCATACTGTCCAGAATAAACATCGCCGTTCGCGTACCGCTGCCAGATCCTGCTCCACGTACTTCCGACCGTCCACGCCTCGACTGTCCTTGCGTCTGTCGTCGTTGTTCCGGCAGTGCCAAACGATCCAATAACCAAAACCGAATTCTCCGGACCTGCTACCCACTGTCCAAAAGCGTTGTTTGCAATCTTCGTTGTGCCCTGGACACTTGCCCCGCCGTCTGCAATCAGTCTCGCTGCAAATGTGCCATTCACCAGCCCAAATCGGGCTTCGGCATAGCTCGTCATCAGTCCGGTCGAGGTCGAAAACACCACGGCAACTGCCTGTGATTGTCGCGTTGCAGTTGGTAATGGCGTTTCAGGAACTGGGCAAGTCCCTTCGCGTATTTCGCCGTCAAACGTCCCCGTGCCCATCGGTGGCATTGCGCCTCCCAGTGCACAGTTATCCGACACCAAAATCCACGCCAGTGTGGTCGTGTCCCATTCCCATGTGCAACTACCATTTCCGCCGGTCGCGTAACTGGTATCTGATCGCTGTCCGGCAAAGTCTCCTGTCGATACTGACCACACAATATCAACGTTCAATTTTGCCATTGGCCACGGACCGCCGGTCACTGTTGCACTCACCACGTTTGCCGTCGCTTCGAGCAGTCCTTTCACCTCTGTTGCTGTCGCATTGTAGGGCAGGGTGACGACTTCGCTTGATGTCTTTGTGCGAAGATAAACGTTGCCGCCTGTCAGTGTGTGGGCGTGAAAGATGTATTCTTTGTTTGTGGTGTTTGTTGTGTAATCGACCCATTCAATCGCCGGATCAATATGCCCGATGAAAGCGTAATCGCCGCCGCTCAATCCGACCGGAGCGTCAATCCTGACGTTGAACAGCGTGTAGTTCGACGTGCTCCCGACTGTGTTGTACGAAAACAATCCTGACATTGTCGACGATTCGACCACCGTGCCGTCAGTGCTGTTCAGCTTTGTCAGCGTCAGAATCTCTTTGCAGTTCGCCTCGATCGCCCCTGATGTGCGATATGGCCCGTTGCTGGTAAACGTCGCTTGCCGATACGCAATTTCAATGTACCGATTATTGCTGACTGTGTTGTCGTGAGCGATACCTGAAACACGGTCCAGCCCGTAATGCTGTGCCCATAGGCTTCCGGGACCGTATTCCCATTCGGTCACACCGCTTGACGCCGTCAACCCCTTGATTGTGACCTGTCGAACGTCGTTACATTTGCAGCACCGTCCCAGTAGCATCTTATCACCTCAGGCACAATCGGCCGCGTAAACTCTCCATTCGCCGTCAATCCATTCCGCCTGGGCAGGCGTGCCGGATGGAAGGCTGATTTTCAGCATCCGATTGACTACGGTCACATCCCGGCCACTGTCGACCATATTGCCGCTTGTGTCCTTCTGCCAGATCGCCATTGTTGCGGTTGCTGGCGAAGACGCAAACGACGTCGCAGAAACGAGTTCGCTGTTCAAAATGCCGCTGACATTCAGCGGCCTCGCAATCTGTGCCCCGTACAGCTTTCGAATAATCGAAAGCACTGAATCAGACAGGCTGTTCAGCGCTGACGCACTGAGCTTGTCACCAGCCTTGAATCGTGGCGGTTTCTTGTCTCCCTGCGTCATGTCTGCGAAGTCCAGAGAGAATTAAAATCGAACGTCTGAAACATCGTTTCAGAACTGTCTGCCGATAGCACCTTATCGTAATCTGCGGTGTCGTCTCGGTACTGATGGTTCCATCCGTAAATCGTCGTGCCCGCTGGTGATGCTCCCGTGCGGCTAACCGACGAAAACGCCTTTTGTGCCTTTTCGGTGAACTGCAGAGTGATTCGCCGCGTCGACCACTGACCATCAGTCGACAGCGTGACTTCGTCCTCCATGCCCTCGAATAGAAGCGTTTCAGGCTGAAACATCTGTGGGCTTCCCGGAAGTCTGCACGCCACGGAATTCACGCACCCCTTCATGTTCCCCAGCGTCACCCACGGGACAACCTGCACTTGATTCCAGGTGATCTCGTGCGTCGTCAGAATGTCCGGAACGATCTGATTCACGTCAGGCGGAAGCAGTTTGCTATCGCTGCTCCATTTGCAGGATCTGCCGACGATGCTGCGAAACTCGATATTGGTCCGTTGCCGATAGGTGCACCACGTCCCAGCCGGTAACGGCGTCGGGTCGTTTGGATCTTGCGATTCTCTCTGATCCGCTGGCAACGGCGTGTAAGTGATCGTAATCATTGCCAGTGTGCCGTCGTGGCTGATGCTTTCCGTGTTCGGATCTGTGATCGTAGACTGTGCTGGCAGATTGCTCATTCGCGTGATGTCGAATGAATCCGCCAGAACTCCCGGCCACAGTGTGGAATACGATGCAGGCAACCCGAACGGGCCAGATCGATAATGCTCTGCAATGAAGTCCCACCGGTCATTCCATGCTGTCAGAAAAATCCGCTGGAGATTAAACTGGCCAGACCGATTCCCGCTTTCGCGTGGTGAGTCTTCGTGTTCTTCGAAATACGGATACGGCATGTCATGTCCCCAGTATTGCGACGGCAGACAGTCCGCCAGAAAATGCCCCGAGAATCTGCTTATTCACGTCCAGTTGTTGCTTCTGAACATCCAGTTGTTGCTTCGCAATCTTGTCGGTTTCGAATTGCTTCGCAAGTCTGTCCTGAAGACTACGGAACATGTCAGCCGCTCCGCCTCGCTGCGTCTGAATGCTCTGTGCTTCTGTGACAGCAGCGGTGATCGCATCAGCCAATTCTGCTGGCGGTGCAGGTCCGCGGTCTGGCCTTTGCCCCGCTCTAATTGCAGCAGCAGCTTCAGCCGCTCCTGCCCGCTGTCGCTCTTCCGCTCGCAGGCGTCGTGCAATTTCCAGTTCTGGACCAATGATGTCACCGAAAAAAAAGTCACCGCTCTGACGAGGTGAAAACGTCAATTCAGGCATCGGCATTGCTTCACCTTCGCCCATCAGAACAGACGGGCTCAGATTGTTCGCAATCGACTTCCCGGCGTTCATGGCGTAATCGACCAGTTCGCCCAGCCATGTTTTGATATCGGTGAATATCAACTGCAACTGGTTCGGCAAGGCCTGAAACGCCACCGTGATTGCAATCCCCAAGTCTGCCAGATTGTCCTGCAGTTCAACGAAGACTGCTTTTGCCTGCGTGACCATCGATACAGACGTTTCTTTCACGCCATTCAAGCTCTCAGCGGTGCCGTTAATGAACTCCAGCATCTTATTGAGTTCAGGCAGCAACGCTGAGCCGATCTGCGTGGCCAGCAATCCGATGTTGGTTTGAAACTTGCCGAACATTCCCGCAGTCGTATTTGATAGCCGTTCGTTCATTCCAGCCAGTCGACCGCTTCCAGTTGTTAAGCCCTCAAGTGCCTGCCGTACCATGTCGTAACTGATCAATCCGGCTTCCATGTCTTTTTTCAGATCAACCATACTGCGGCCTGTTTGCTGGCTGATCTCATACAACGGACTGAATCCGCTATTGATCAACTGATTGGATTCCTGCCCCATCAGGCGGCCAGAGTTTTTCACTTGCACCATTGCTCTCGCCAGCAACATCAACTGCTCACTATTGCCTTGTGCGACTTCCGTCAATTGAGAGAGAATCGTGAATGATTCCTCAGTAGTCATTGCTTGATTCAGCATCAACTTCTGTGCTTGCGACAATTCCGCCAATCCGAAAACGGTTTTCTTGTCCAATGCCTTCAGGCTGTCCAGTGCCTGTTTTGCTTTCGATACACTGCCCAGCAAAACCTCAAACGAAATCGCTGTCGTTTCCGCCTCGGCGGATAGCGTCAGCAGTTTTGTCAGTCCTGCCGTTGCCCCCACGGTCGCCAGAATCCCGCCAACGCCACTGAACGCACTGCGAACGCCTGTCAATGCACTTCCGGCAAGCCTGGCCTTAGACGCGATTGTAGTCATTGCAGACGCGGCTTTACCGGCCTCCGTCTGAACGGCTCTCATGCCATCGGCACTGAAGATTACCTGTGCTTCCTGAATCGTGATTGCCATCAGACAGCCTGTTTCTGAAATATGTCCTCAGGGCACCAATAACCCAGATACACCAGTGCTTCGTACATCGTCAGCGCGGCAATCGTCGACGGCGTCCAGTGATACCGTTCGGCAAGTCCTCGGAATACCGCCGCCCAGGGAACCGTTCGCCGGGTCGGCATTGCCGCTCCTGGCTCCCCAGGCGGTTTCAGTTTCCCAGCTGATCCTTCTGTTCCACTTTGTGAATCGCCTCGATGATCGCTCGAACATCTGCAAACCACGCAATGAAATCACAGCCCAGTTGAATGCCCTTTGCGTTTCCGATATTCGGCGGAAACTCATCAGGATGATTCACGGACAACGCCCGCCAGACTGACCACGCGATTCCCCTGAACGATCTGTCAAACCGGTCTTCGTCTTCCATCGTTGCAATCACAGGCCGTGCCGCGATATCCGCTGCAATCTTGAAAGCCTCTTGCCGGATTCGCTGATCGGCAATTGCCTCGATTCCTGCATACGGATTTCCAGTCGTGCTGGTGATTGCCAATTCCTTCAGGGCGTAATCTGCCAGGGTCCTGACCTCCAGCCGATACGTCCTGTCATCTTTTGTCAGTTCTACGGTACGTCTACCGCAGAGATTAAAAAGCCCATCCGCCACTGGTTCACTCCTTCAAAATCAGACAACGTCAAACGCTGTGCCACTCGCTGCCGGTGCACCCTGTCCGGCAAACTTGTAGTCAATCGCAATCGGGTCACCGCTGTCAGCGTCAACCGTGATCGGCCCGACTTCGGTGATCATGATTGTTCCGCTGATATAGTCGTCGCTGTCGACGTGAAACTGAGATGCCACTTCATCGTTCAAAATGAATGGCATGCTTTCGCCATCGTGCAACATGATCCTCACAGTGCCTGACCATTCACGTACGCCCTTCACGGTCTTTCGCCAGCCGCTTGTGCTGTTGCTGGCATACTTACCTCCGTCAGATGTCAGGGTAATTTCCCAGCGTCCTGTGTGCACTTCTTCTGCAACCGGACTGCCGGTCTTGAATGTCATGTCCTTACCGGAAAAAACTGCTCCTGCGGCCATTGCTTACGCTCCTTTAAGGCTTCGCGGTTGCTGAGTAGAGAACACCAATTTTCAGATTCGTGGCAGTCGTTGCCACCCCCAAAACTGTCACAAAATCACCGCTTGCCAGATCGCTGTACGGTGCAATGCCTCCGGCGTTTGTGCTGGCAACGTACACCTGCCCAACCGTGAAAGCAGAATTGAAAGTCAGATTCCCGCCGGTCGCGTATTGCAATGGCTGGCCATCGCTCGCACCATGCAAGGCAATCCCGGCAACCTTGCTGGATGCGAGAACATCAGCATCCGCAGGTTTCAGTTTGTTGCTGGCTGTGGTGTCCTGATAGACCGGCTGACCGGCTGTCACGGTCGCACCTGCAACGCCGATTGCAAAAATCGTCGTTGCTGTCTTCACCACGCTCGCTGCTGTCACTGACACATCAGCCATTGCCTAAACTCCTGTGTGCATGATTTCCAATTGGACCTGCGTTTCCCAGATCCCTGTCTGTGTGTCTTGCTCTGTTGTCAATTGCCCGGCAGGCCTTGCCTGAATCACTTTCGATGCCGCTCCTGTGAATCCACAATCTGCCCACTGTGCAACAATTTCCTGTCCCATTGTTTTGCTGTCATCGTAATTTATCGACAGGCAAGACAGTGTCAGGATTGACTTGTACCCTCGCTGTGAATTTGTTCGCCATGCGGGCTCTGTCGTGATTGTGAACACGACAGCATCATCGAAGTAATCGTCCTCGTTCTCGTCTTGTTGCTCAGTCTCGGCGAACTCGTCCACGCTGGCGACGACTCGATTCAATGGCACCAATGCCGACAGTGTAGCAGTCTGTGCCCACCATTCGCCAATCAGTCTATCGATGCCTGTCTCCGCCATTATCTCACCACCGCTTTACGCTTCGCTCCGGTCGGAACTCGCTTCGCTTCCCTGATCGCCTGATTCCCGTATTCCTGAAGATTGTCGACAACTGCGGGTTTCAGGAACGGCCTTGCCTTTCCGTCTTTCCTGTATTCCCACATCGCCATATAAGGTGCAATCTTCTTATCGACAAACACCCTGCCTTCCGGCTTACCTCGACTCATTCTCAATTCGACCGTGATACTCTGACGGCCTTTTCCTGTTCGCATTCGTGGCGGCTGTCCCGGGAAGCTCGCCCCCGGATCTTGTGCCGGAATTCCCTTTTGGAATTCTTCCGACAGTTGCTCACCAACCAAAACCAGCCTGCCGAACTCCCGTTTCTGTGTCCTCAGTTCTGATCGTTGTTTTGCCGCAAGTTGCTTCCGTTGTCTTGCCCGATCTCGCCTGTATTTCTTCAGCCGCTTCCCGGCTGCTCTCAGTGACTTATTCGCCGACTTCCTGAATCTTTTTGCGGCCTTCAGTGCCTTCGCTGTTTTCTTTCGTGTTGATTTGAATCCTCTGAGTGCTCGCCGTGTTCCTGACTTTCCGGCTTTCGCCAGTGTCTTTCGTGTTCGCCTTCCAGCCCGTGTCAGTTTCTTCCGTGTGGCCTTGATTGTCTTCGTTGCGACTTTTTTAAGTCGCTTGATCCGGATCTTTGCTCGCCTCGGCATTTCTCAGCCTTTCGCGTCTTCGTGCTTCTCGTCTTCGCTGGTAGCGTTTGCTGACCAGTTGCCTTGCGATTGTATGGCAACGCATGGCACATGCTTCGACCACCTTCCCGGCTGCAGTCTTCAGGAACTTCTGCAACTCGGGTCGCCGGTCAATCAATTTCACTTTCACGCTCATGCGTCTGATCGTTTCAAAATCAGATATGGTAAATCGACTCGATTGAACTGGTTTTCAATTCGCTCGATTCGATACGCCAATCCGTCAGCGTCAATAATGGTATCGCTCACATTCACGTCAGTGAGTTCCTGCAACATCAGATAGAACTCGCCAACGATGCCGCGTCTGCGGCCTCCCTGGCTCGATTCGATCTCAGCAGACGACTGAAACCACTTACAGCGAATTCCAGCCGTCTGGCTGTCAATCGTCGCTCGTTCTGCCTTGCTCTCTGTGCTCGCTGTTCGCCGCTTTCTCAGCGTGACCAGTTCGCTCAGTTGCTGGTGACAGTACGAACGCTGAATAGCAGTCTCTGCCGGGTCAGTGTACATTACGCGCCAGGTCGTCGTAATGGCTCCACGTTTGACAGTGAACAAATCCCCGACAGAAACCACGGTTGACGCAATCGGCGTCCAGACGTGTGCCCTGCGAACTGTCTGCCTGTCTGGCTGTTCAATCAATCGCACGCAACGCGGGAGAGTCGCTCCTGTGGATCTGGTCCACGTCGCATTCTCCCCGAGTTCATCAGTGTTCAGGATTGCTGCACAGTCCAGTGCAAACTGTTCGCGAAGACTCATTTACCGCCTCGCTGTACTGTCTCAGTCAGTTCCTCAGCGGACACCTTCTGCAGATACTTCCTGACAATCAAATCGGAAATCTGACCTTCCAGGTTCGCCCGAGTCGCCTGCTGTGATTGCAGATCAATCTTCACCGGATCTTCTCCGACTTCGATCTTTCCCGCGGACGAATTGCCCGGCCTCTTTGGACCAAAACGAAAACCGAACGTCTTGCCGCTCGCTGCTGGTCCTTTTGTGACCGTGATGCTTTTCAGTGCCATTGCCCAAACCTCAAACCGCCGCCAAAAAATGCCTGCCCGGTGTGGCGGACACAGGGCAGGCCACCGCAACCCGTCGGATGCGGTGTTGTCGCTTATCCGCCATCAGGTGAACGTTGTCAGAACAGCGTTCCACCACGCACCGTATCCGATGTTGTAACA